AGATAGTTGTGTACCAGCAAGAGCAGGACTCTCGCTGATGACACTAGTCTACCATCCCCATAAGTTCTTGTCTAACCTGTCCGTTTAAGCGGATGGGGTCATCTGTCGGTGCCACGCGTCATCCGTGCCGAAGTTTGTGTTGAAAAAATTCTTAGGCTGGTTGGGATTTGCATGTCGGTGGCATAGGTCGTTCAGTGGTTTGTGTCGGACGATTTTTTAGCGCCAGCAAGCCAAGAAAAAAGGGCAAAAAAATAACCCCACCCCCGAAGGGGTGAGGCTATTCTTTCGGGCTATCCGTTTAAGCGGATGCCATTGCGTTCTCGATTACCGCGTGGATTTCCGCGATAGCATCTTTTTCATCTTCTGTAAGGCTCTCGATTTCAAGCCCTGTGAAGTAGTTGAGGATTGAAGCGAGAGTATCCGCGTTGGTTGCTTTGGCTTTCTTTGGGGTAGTTGAGCCTTCCTTAGCCTTGGATGTCTTTGCTTTGCGCACTGTGGAGATTTCTTTGGTGAGTGCATCTAGGGTTTTGAATAGTTCACCTTTGCCAACGCCGAGGATGTCATAAGAAGCCATTGCGACACTGAGTTGCTTTGCGATTGGAAGCGCCTTGAAGCCAGCGTGCAATTTTCTTAAGTTCATCCATGTTGGGATTGCTGGTACATGGGAAGCCTTGATGAATGATGACACCTTTCCGCCATCCTCTAAGCCTTTGATGAACTTCTTTTTATCGGTGACACTTAGACGGGATTCTAATGTCAGTACCTCATGCAGATTTTCGATTGCTTTGACGATTTCATCTTCCGACTTCTTGGAAGTAGTGCAAACGCCTTGCCATGCTGTGACTATCTTTGGTGCCTTAATAACCACTACTTGCTTTGGTGCCTTTGGTGTTGATGTCATGTCATGTCCTTTGATTGGGTAGTTCATGCCGTTTGGCATGCCCTAAGGATAGCATGGAAAGGGATTCTGCAAGGGATATAGGCGCATCTTTTTAGGCGGATGAAATGGGGTATTTACGCAACACAGGGGGAAAACGGATCCAAACGGCCAGGGCGCAGCTCTTTTTCTTAGGGCGTGAACCCCCTATAAAATAAGCACTTTGGAAAGGTGGAGATAAGGATAATTTCCACCCCATATTTTCGCGGTAGCGATTAACGCAACACTTTCCCATTGGGTCGGGGTTGGGGTTGGGTTGATGGTCGCGGTATCCCAACCATATTTATTTATTTATTCCCCCCTAATTCATTTATGAAATGAGTGCTGGTAGATAGTTACTCTCTAATCATTGCTCTGCACTATAAATAACGCCTACATAAGCGCAAAAGCGCATGTTTTGACCCGAGGTTTATTAAACCGAGGTGTGTGTGTATGTATATACTCCATAAATAATTTTCTGTTATATTAAATTACCCCCCTCAGAGTACCTAAAGTACTCCTCGGGATGTGTGACCTGCGTCACACTGTACGCTCAAGATATAAGGGTTCGGGAAAATACTTTCCCAACCCACTCGGAAAAGACCCGTTTGAACGGGTCTTCTATAGTATATATATATTATTACGGAGTCGCTCCGTTTAAGACTCCGCTCCTCCTATATATATAATAATTTTTGAGTTTTTTATCAAAATGCCCCCCTTATGCCGTTTATAGGGTACGTTAAATCGGCGTTTATAGATGGGACATAACATGGGACGCAAGGCAGGAAAACAGACCTATTCTAAGGAAGATGCTCAGGCTAAGGTATTAGCCCTTCTGGAGCAAGGTGCCACCGTCACAGCCGCTATGGCCGCAGTTGACCGTCAGGACACCGCCTTCCGCCAATGGACGATGCAGAACGCCGACTTCAAAGAGGCTTCAGATAAAGCGCGTCTGGCGGGTAAAGGTATTAAGGCTGACCTAGCCGAGATGAAGGATATGCCCTTTGCGGAGTTCTCTGAGACCTTCCTGGGTTCTAAACTGTTTCCTCATCAACTGGACTGGATTGACCTGATAGAAGGCAATACCCCAAGATGGCTACCCGCTGGTATGACTTACGAGCCAGGAGACCCTAACCGTGTCTTGATTAACGTGCCACCTGAGCACGCCAAGTCAACCACCATCACAACTAACTATGTGACTTACAAGATTGTGACCAACCCTAACACGCGAGTGATTATTGTTTCTAAAACACAGGGTATGGCTCGCAAATTTTTGGGTGCAATCAAGACCCGACTATCCCACCCTGGATATGTTAAACTCCAGACGGCCTTTGGCCCTAATGGTGGGTATAAGGCAGATGCTACACAGTGGTCTGCTGATATGATTTATCTAGGTACAGGTCGCGACTCTGGCGAGAAGGACCCTACAGTGCAAGCACTGGGCTTTGGGTCACAGATTTACGGTGCCCGCGCCGACCTGATTATTCTAGATGACGTGGTGATGGGTTCTAACGCTCATGAATGGGAAAAGCAAATTGAGTGGCTTCAAAAAGAAGTTATTACTCGTTTGGGACGTCACGGCAAACTTATTATTGTAGGAACCCGAGTAGCATCTGTAGACCTCTACAAGATGATTAGGGATGGCTCACAGTGGACTGGTGGTAAGACACCCTTCACCTACTGTGCTATGCCAGCGGTTCTCCAGTTTGATGATAAGCCCAAGAACTGGAAGACACTGTGGCCCGAAACGGACCAACAAGAAAATGATTTGGACGATGTACTTGAAAATGGATTATACCCCAAGTGGGATGGACCCTCGCTCTTTAAGCGTCGCTCTGAGGTCGCTCCGTCAGTATGGGCTATGGTCTACCAGCAAGAGGATGTCCAAGAAGACTCAATCTTCTCGCCTACCTGTATTGCAGGTTCCGTCAACGGAATGCGAAAGCGTGGCCCGCTAAAGGCTGGAACGCCAGGACACCCACAGTATCTTGAAGGTTATACCATTATTGGTCTTGACCCTGCTATGGCAGGTGCTACAGGAGCAGTGGTGGCTACCTATAACAGGGCAGATGGACGCATCTATGTCCTGGACTGCATCAACATGACTGACCCTAGCCCTGCAAAGATTCAATCTTTAATAGAGGAGTGGGTCGAGAAGTACCGCCCACAAGAACTACGTATTGAAATTAACGCACACCAGAAGGCTTACGCCTTGGATGATGACTTGCGAGCCTATCTAGCCTCCTATGGATGCCAGTTGAACTCACACTTCACAGGCAAGAACAAGTGGGACACATCATTTGGTGTTGCGTCAATGTCTATGTTGTTTGGTAATACCCGAGATGGGCGTTTCCAGGACAACAACATTATCGAACTACCCAGCAACGAAGGCTCTGAGGGTCTAAAGACTCTGGTACAGGAACTTATCACCTGGAAGCCAGATACTAAAAACCCTACAGACTGCGTTATGGCTCTGTGGTTTGCTATTATCCGCATACGCGAGATGATGCAGCAAAGCAGTAATGCGTCTAAGTGGATGCAGAACCGATGGACAACCCAGGCTCAAGCCTCAAGGCGACAAGCAGTTAACTTAGATGAAGCGTTTGCAGACCAGTGGTCTCAAACTTACGGTTAGGATACCAATGGCATTAACAATGGAACAGGTAGCAGCACGCGTTGAAGCGTTGCGCTACCGTAACCACGAACGAGATGCTCGTAACCTTAGCGTACTTGCAGTCCGTAAGGGACAGATTGCATCCGTTTACCCTGAGTTCTTCCCAGAGGGCGTAGATGCCAACGTAGTAGCCAACTTTATTGATGTGGTTGCACGCGACCTTTCTGAGGTCATGGCTCCACTTCCAGCAATCAACTGCTCTGCTGCTAACTCTGTTAGCGACAAGGCTCGTAACTTTGCTGATAAGCGTACCCGCATTGCAGCCAACTACTTCTCTCACTCTGACCTGTCAGTACAGATGTACTCTGGCGCAGACTGGTACCTAACCTATGGTTTCGTTCCGTTCATGATTGAACTGGACGAAGAAAGCAAGTTGCCGCGTATCCGCGTAGAAAATCCAATCGGGGCTTACCCAGAATTTGACCGCTACGGACGCTGTGTGGCATTTGCAAAACGCTATATGCTTACCCTTGGTGAACTTGTAGCACAATTCCCAGAGTATGAAACTCAAATCCTTGGCCGTGACGGCTATCAACAAGACCTGCATGCGCAGGTTGAGATGGTGCGTTACTACGATAAGGACCAATCTGTAATTTACTTACCTAAAAAGGGTAATATAGTTCTATCTCGCGCATTGAATCCAATGGGCAAGATGATGGTTGTCGTGGCGCGTAAGCCATCTATTGATGGTGAGATGCGTGGACAATTCGACGACGTATTAGGTATTCAACTTCTCCGCAACCGTTTCGCCTTACTGGCAATGGAAGCAGCAGAGAAAAGTGTTCAGGCACCAATCGTATTACCACAAGACGTTCAAGAACTCCAGTTGGGTGGAGATGCGGTTATCCGTACCTCCAACCCAGCGGGCGTTCGTCGTGTCGAATTAAACATTCCACAAGGCGCATTCACAGAAGCACAACTCCTTAACCAGGAACTTCGCTCAGGTACTCGTTACCCAGAAGGACGTTCTGGTAACATTGATGCAAGCATCGTTACAGGTCAAGGCGTACAGGCACTTATGGGTGCCTTTGATACACAGGTTAAGTCAGCACAGGCAATTTTTGCTTCCGCTCTACGCGATGTCGTCTCTCTCTGCTTTGAAGTAGACGAGAAGGTATTTGCAGAAGAGAAGACAATTCGTGGTGTAGACTCTGGCAGCCCATACGAAATTACTTACAAGCCATCTAAGGACATCAAGGGTGACTACTCTGCTGATGTACGCTATGGTATGCTTGCTGGTCTTAATCCAGCACAAGGACTTATCTTTATGCTACAGGCTCTTGGTGGAGGACTTATCTCCAAGGATATGGCAATGCGTGAACTCCCATTCACAGTAAACGTCACACAAGAACTTGAAAAGATTGAAATCGAAAACATGCGTTCATCGCTCCTCAGCGGTATTACTGCAATGGCTCAGGCTATTCCAGCAATGGCTACACAAGGTGGAGACCCAGCATCTATCGTAACTAAGATTGCGGGAGTAATTGCCGCACGTCAAAAGGGCCAGTCTCTTGAAGAGGCCATTTCTAACGTGTTCGCTCCTGAGCAACCAGTTCCTCCTGCTGGGGCTGCAACTTCTCCTGTTGAGCAGCCGTCCCCTGTTCCAGGCGCGGCTCCAGTAGGAGGCCCTCCAGCAGATATGGGTATGGCACCACAAGCGGCGCCTCCAGATATTCAAACAATTTTATCTACCCTTAGTGGTAGTGGCAAGGCTTCGGGACGAGTAACAACTAGGGGATAGCAATGACAACGCTAGTAGCGATACAAGGTGACGGTTGGTCGGTATTAGGGTGTGACTCAAGGCTCAGTGATGAGCATGGTCGCTTTCAAATTGCAAAGACGCCAAAGATAGTAGATAACAACGGTGTATTAATTGCAGGATGCGGTTCATCCCGCGCAAGCAATATACTACACTATGGCTATGTACAACCTAAGCCAACACTTAAAGAAGATTTAAATACTTACATGACAGTAAAGTTTATACCACAAATGCGCAAGCACTTTGTAGATGCTGGCATTGACATGAAAGAGGACGGCGATGTCGCACTTATTGATGGCGGATTCATCATCTCCGTCAAAGGGCAAGTTTTCTCGGTTTCTGAGGATTACTCTTGGGATACCGATATTCGTAACGTATATGTTATGGGTAGTGGTGGCGATGTTGCCCTCGGCGCACTGGCAGCGTTGGGTGTGGAAAAAGTAAAGACTATTAACCAAGCAGAGAACATTGTTCGTAAGGCAATTGGTATCGCAATCCAATATGACAATATGTGCTCTGAACCAATTCATATATTTAAACAATACGCATAGGAGTAAACATGGGTGGAAAAGGAAGCGGTGGCGCTAACGGCGGACCACAGTACAATCCAGCAAATGTTTCAGGTACTGGCGGAGCAGGACAAAGCGGTAACTATACTGGCTTTGGATATGGTCAGAATAAAGAACTGAACCAATCACGTATTCAGGGTAATCAAGCAATGGCATCAACAAAGGCGGCAGGCGTGACAACCTCACAAGGTCCTTACGAAGGCGTTAACATGCCTCAACTGGGAACATTTATGGACCCAACTAATAACCCATCTGAGCCAATTACAGCAGGTGTAGATTTTGGTCCAGGACCAGGGTCAGAAGCACTACCAAAAGGTTTTGGCAACAACACTCGTCCAGACGAGAATGCAGAGATTGTAAAGAACTACTTGCCAGATTTGGCATTTGCTGCGCAATCAAAGAACGCTCCAGATTCATTTAAGCGTTTTGTAAACTTCTTAATGGAGCAATGATGGATGATGTCTTGTGGATGCCTGGCAGCCTATTCGACAACATTGACAAGTTTGCAAATTCACTTGGATATCAGAATGCTGCAATCGCTCTAGAACTTGCAATGATGCCTTGGAAGTCACCAGAAGAAAGAGACTCTTTTATTGTAGGTCTTACTGGTGAAGATGTAAAAGGCTCAGAAGAAAAAAATTATATCAAACAAAATTTTTAGGGGGTAGCGATGGGTCTGTGGAATTCATTCACTAGCGCTATCTCTGGGGTACCAGCATTTGGCAAAAGAATTACAGGTGGCGGAGCCTACCTTAGCGATGACGAACTTGAAAAAGAGAAAGCACTCCAGAACAAAATTCAGGATGCTCTTGCAGGAATTGATGCTGTGCCATTGGGTAAGGCTACTAAGGCAGCAACTAAGAGCGCAGCAGACTTTCTTTTGGGTGCAGCAGTTAAACTTAACAACAATGTAATTTCTCCTTACATCACACGCCCTGCAGCAACACTTGGTTTACTTACTGACCTTGCTTCACCACTTTACAAAAAGGGTAAGTACGAAGAAGGTTTTCAATTTGGTGATATCAAGGCAGCGTACAACCGCAGTGCTAAGGTATCAACTTTCCAGGCTCTTACTAAGTCTGACCTAACTCCTATCTCTGGCATATCAGCATTAGTTCTACCTGCTGGTGGCATTGACATGAACAAGGTTGATTTGTGGAACGATGAAAGCATCAAGCAGAACTTTGTTGATAATGCTGTTGGTCGCTGGTACACTGGTATTGGTGATTTCTTTGTAGGTAACAAGGTTCTAGGTATTGCTGGTAAAGTTACAGGTGCTGGAGTTAAAGCAGCAGCAAAGCCTGCAGGTCTTTACACTAAGGGCAAAGCAGTAGATAATTTTGGAAACGAAGCATCAGAGGGCATCTTATACGCTAAGACTAATGGTACTCAAGGGCGACAGACTGTATCAGGTTCCCACATGGTTACTTTGGCTGAAACCAAAGACTGGGGAACTATCACTGATTTAGTAACTCGCTACAGTACTAACGAGAGATTAATTCCACTTATTCATGAGGCATCAGATGCTGATGTTGTAAAAGATATTATTCTTGCAGACAAAGGAAACCTTGCTGCACTAGAACGCCTATCTCAAGTAGATAGCCACAAGTTGTTTATTGCAGGAGATGTGCAGTCACAACTTGCTAATAAATTTATACAAACTGGTCAGGTTTATATTCCAGAAGGTGCTGCAGTCCCACGTCTGCAAAAAGCATTTGATGATGCAATCAACGCTGACCCACAGTTCAAGAAACTTAAAGATGCATTCTTTGACGAGAACTACAAACTCACTCCTGGTGGTAAGGCGTATATGCCTATCGAACCAACCATTGGTACTGGCGTAGTTATCCGTGCTGGCGAGACATTACGCAGCGCAAAGTCACAAGTTCGCTCAAGATTCAAGGATGCCCCAGAGTCAGCAAGCGCTGCCAACTGGGCTGAATTGACACTTAGTTCAAAGGCTGCTGGCCTCGGTATGCGCCTTGTGCGCCTCGTAGGGCGCGGTACAGAGGCTTTGCCTACTGGTTATGTCTCTTTCTCTGGTATGCGCCCTCTACAGGCACGCACCGAACTCAACGGTTTTCTTGACAATATTGAACTATTCCGAGATGGCGCCAAGTCAATCGAGGTAGCCCCTGGGCAGTACAAGAGAGTTGCTGATATTCGTGTATCACTTGAGAACGAATACATGTCTACTCTTGGACAGGGTCCAGCAAAGCAACTAGAAGCACTCAAGTCTATTGATGCTCAAGTTGGTCGTATCTTTGTATACAACACAGGTATTCGCAGCGAAGAAGAACTTAGCCAGATTGTAAGCAACTTCCAGCAGAATGTAAGTCGAGGAATTCAATCTGTTCAGCAGAACGGGTTTGGTATTGCTCACGATGGAACAACAATTCTTGTTGACCCACAGACTGTACGTCAACTTGCTGAAACATATCGCTTTACACCTTGGGATGCTATCGAGACTCAGATTAAACGTGAGAACGTATCTAGCATAAAAGGCAAAGTTACAAGCGTTAACAACCTTGGTCAAGAGACATTGAGAAACCTCAACCGTGTCTGGACATTCGATGTTCTTGCTCGTCCTGCATATGCTTTAAAGCAGTCTATCTTTGAACCAGTAATTAGTACTGGCATTGCCTACGGACTTGAGTTCCTATGGAAAGATGTAATCCGTTCATATGGTTACTCAGCAAAGAACATAGCAAACTGGACTAAAGGCATTAAGGTAAGTGCAGCAAATAAATCAGAATTTCGTGCTGTTAACCAGGCAGTAGTTGCCAAGGCTAAGAGTTATCAAAGCGCTGTTAACATGAAGAACACTGCAGAAACTACTGTAGAAGAACTTCTTAAGAATGGTTCTCCAGCAGCAAAAGCACAGCACTTGGCTCTTGCTAGAAAAGAAGCAGATGCTGCTTCCAAACTTCTTGACAAGATTGAACTAGAATTGCGTGCAGCAGCAGTGCAGCATGGTCTAAAAACAGCAATCCCTAGCATCACAACATTAGAGCGCAGAGTTGCATTTCTTGAATCTAAGGGTGGCTCAAAGGTAAATCCTGCAGATATTGCAGATGCTAAGGCTGCTATTGCAAACTATAAGAATGCAATTGGCAAGATGGCAACCAACAAGAAAGTTATTCTTGATGCTGACAACGCAGTTGGTACAGCATATAACACTGTAGACAAGTTGTTATCTGAACTAGGCGAAGCCATTAAAAAGCAGGCAGATGTACATGGTAAAAGCGCTGACTTTAAGAAGCGCTACTATTCATCAGCCACACAGGGTAGAGTTGTTGGTAACGAGTATGTAGAAATTGATTCTTTCATCGAAGACCCAATTGCTGGCGGAAACTACTTTACTGCTGCAGTTCGCGGTGAAGTACAGAATGCTAGAACATCTGACATTAACTATCTTGGCGAACTATCAATTGGCTTGCGCAAGTCAGCAATTGACCGCAAGGTTCCACTATCTAAGATTGGCGTATCTGACCCACTGTACTTTGAAGAGTTGGCATATCTTGCTAACCGTCAGTATCGCGGCGATGAACTCATGAATCTAATCTTGGCTGAGACACCTATGCCAGAATTGATTCGTTGGGCAAGCACAGATACTGGTGCAGCATACCTACGCCAGTTCGATGTATTTGATGCAAAGGATGCTCAGGCATATCTTGCTGACAAGGTAGGGCTAGTAGAGCGCACATTCCCTTCATACGAGGCACGCGCCGCTATGCTCAAGGGTGAAGTTACATCACAGCAACTACAGAAATTCTTGGCACCATATGTTGACGAACTGTATGATATTACCCCAGCAAACCACAACTATACTGGTTCTGCATTCGGACTAACGGAATCAGCAAAGTTTGTACGCGGAGCAAACGAAGCCGCTGCAAAGATATTTAGAGGTCTTGCATCTGTAGAAAATCCTATTCGTTATGCTGCTTTTGATAAAGTTGCTATCGATGCTGTCGCACGCAAGGCTGCGTATCTGCAAGAGCAGGGTGTCCAAATGACAACCGCTCAGTTCAATGCAATACGTCAATCTGCTGGACGTGAAGCACTACAGGACATCGAAAAAACCCTTTATACCATTAATAACCCTAATCGTTTTATTAACTCATTAAGATTAATTACATCGTTCCCTGCTGCAAACGCTAACGCGTTCTTGCGCTATGGACGACTAGCGGCAAAGAACCCAGTACGCGCTGCAGGATTCATGTACAACTATGGCCGTGCATTTGAAACATTTGGTGTGGATGAGAACGGTAATCCAACGGACGACATCAATAAAATTACACACCTTGTCATACCTGGAACAGAAGACTTAGGCTTTGGGCCACGCGGACAGGGTATTGCACTTAGTTCCCAGTCACTTGGATTCTTGCTTAACCGTCCAAGCCCATCATTTATCACTTCAATTACAATGGGTAAAGTAATGGAAAGTTACCCACAGAGCGAAGATGATATTGAAGGATTCATGACTGTTGGCGGAGTCAACTGGTATAAGGTCATCTATCCATTTGGCGCTCCAACGTCGCTTAAGACTGCATTTGCCCCACCATACGCAAACGCTCTCTACAATGCTATCGTTGGGCCAGAGGGAAAGCAAGATTATCTTTCTTCATGGAAGTCTGTATACAACTACCACGCAATGCTTACTGAGATGGGTATCGAAAAGACGATGCCTACCGATGACCAGATTCGAGCAGAAGTAAAGTCACTATGGCTTGCTAAGTTCTTCTCTTCATGGTCATCACCATTTGCTGGTGTGCCATACAAGGTCGACACAAACCCTATGGGATTGACATCAAACCTTTATTACAAGTTGCAGGAGAAGTACAAGGCAGAAGGTATGTCTAACCAGGGAGCACGCGATGCTGCTGGCGAAGAAATGCTATCTCTACTCGGACCAAAGTTCATGGTAGATAGACTGTCATTTACTGGTTCCTCAAAGAACATGAACATTCCTTCAACATATGAAGCATATCAGCGCATATTTGAAGACAACGACGACCTTGTAGGTCGACTTACAAACATTGAACCAGGCGAGATTGGCCTTCTTGGTCTTCTTACTGCTGACTTAGATAGAGACCCTGCAGAGCAGTCTGCAAATATCATCAAGATAATGTCTAATCCTAAGTTGACAATCCCTGGTACAAGCAAGCGCGTCAATGAACTTAAGATGACACCACAAGAGATTGAGACAGAGCGCCTTAAGCAGCGCACATGGAATCAATACAGTGCTATCCGTGAGGCTCTAGAAGCCAAGATTACAGATGGTCAGTCACTTCGTGGACATCCAGAACTTAAAGCAGCACTTGACCAGATTGTACAGGGCCCACTTAAAGAAGCAAGCCAGGCATGGTATGATGAGTTCCAACTCTCTGCTAGCGGTGACTCTTCTTACAAGTATGCTCGCGCATTATCTGAGATTACTAACGATAAGAAGTTTATGGCTAAGAATGGAAACAGCGCATTCTGGAAGGATGCAAAGACATTCCTCACTGCTCGCGCAGTATTCACTGCTGTCTACCAAGCGCTACCAGATTACGACCCACGCAAGGCTATGCTTATGGATGGTTATAATGCATGGGTTGCTCAGAACGCGTCTCAATGGGATGGAAACTTGAAAACAATAGTTACACGATACTTTGACAACGACTCACTAAAGGCGGTTATCTAATATGGCTGAAACATCCGTAAAGCCCTCTGAAACGCCTAACCAGGATGCTCAAACAGCAGATGCTGTAGCAAAGTATATCTCAGGCATTTTTGCAAATAACGACAGTGGTAACACTGCTCGCGTTGGCACATCTACTGATACCAAGGTTACACGCCTTACATATCAGACAGCAAAGGGCTTGCTTGAGAAGGTTATGGCGGAAGCCAACTTCATGGGCAAACTTAGCACTGATGATATCAAGAACTTCTTGGCCCTGTTTACCCAGGCTCAAGATGCTCAGATTGAGAAGGTTGTTACAACCTCATCAAGTAAGACAACTAAGGGTGCCACAGCAGATGCTGCTAGCCAGGTTGCAGAGTCAACAAAGAAGGAAGAGTTCCCATCATTCTTTGACCCAGCAGAATTCGCTAGAGACTTCATCTGGCAGAAGATTAACTTCAAGGATGAAAAAAATCTTGGTGCTAAGTCACTTGCTGCACTTGGTGAGGTTCGTAACGCTGTAAAGGCATTCCAACTAATGGGTGTCACAGACAATGATATTCGCGCTGCTGCAAAGCAAATTGCAATGGGCAAGAAGACAATTGATGCATACAAGATAGAATTGCAGCAGATTGCCAAAAAGGAATACCCACAGTTTGCGGACCGCTTTGCTACAGACCCAGAACTAACAACATATGATATCGCTTCTCCTGTTATCAAGATGCTAGCAAAGACATGGGAGATGGAAGAAAAAGACATCTCTTTTGATGACCCAATTGTTTCATCGTACATGAACTATGCTGGACCAGATGGCAAGGGGCAACCACCGTCACGATATGATTTATTGCTCAAGGCTAAGTCTGACCGCAAATATCAGGCGACTCAAGAAGCAAACGAGAATGCACGTGATGCTGCAGTAGGGCTTGCAAGAGCCTTCGGATTCGGAGTATAATGGCACGCAGTTTCAGAGAAGCCGAAGAGGCATCTAACGCTCAAGGAACAACCCAGGCTGCTCTTAATTTTGCGCTAGCAAATGCAAAGAAGAGTCCTACTCCAGAAAACATTGCTATTGCAAAGGACACCTTTGCCGCACGACAAGCAACCCTTGCTACTCAACCATCTCCAGCGGACATTGTTAAATCAGTAGATACTACGATTTCAGAACTGCCAAAAGCATACAAGGATATTAATAAAACAATCGGAGAGATTGATACTAATATTGCTGATGTTGATGCTGCTGGTGCAGAACTAAACGCAGTTTCTAAATCAATCGGTTCACCTATTGTTTACCAACCAATTGGTACACCCGTTTCAAATGAACAAAAGCGCACATTAGCGCTTGAAACATTTAGAAATACTCTTGCATTATTTTTTGGAAAAGATGAAGTACAGATGCCTTGGGTTAGCGCACTATATGCCGTGACATCTAAATACTACACCACTGGTTCTACTATTGACGAAGCAATTAACCTATCGGTTCAAGATGCACGCAATAACCCAGAACTTAAGACATTTGCTGACAGATTCAAAGGTATCTATTCACTCCAAGACCGCCTTGCAAAGGGCGAAGCAATTAGCGTACCAACAGTTGCCGAGTACTTCAAGTCAGAATCTGACATGGGTGATGTACTCCGTCAAGCAGGTATGGGAGATATTGCTACTCAAGAGTTCCTTGGTGGCGTTCTTGGTCTAGGCAAGTCAGTTCTTGAAGTAACCAACCTAATCAACGATACATTCAACTCGATTGATAATGCACCTGCAGCACTTAAAGCAGACCTTCAAACATTCCTTGACCTTGGTGTTAGCCGTACAGATATTGCCAAAGCACTACTCACTGGCAAGGAAGGCGCACAAGCGCTCAACAAGAAGATTGAAGGAATCAGCACCCTATCTGCAGCCAAGTCACAGAATGTTTCAATTGACATGGCTACAGCAGCAGACATTGCTGCACGCGGATATGACTATAACAAGTCACTTGCTGGATTTGCGGATGTCAAGCGCCTTGAGCGCGGACAGATGCTAGGCAAAATGAGCGGTATTGATTTCACTCAGAAAGACGCAATTGCTGCACAGTTTGAAAGCAATGCTGCCGCACAAGATAAGATTGCTAAAATCGGAGAAGAAGAAGTAAATAGATTCTCTGGTAGAAGTGGACGCCTTAACTCTCAAAGTAGAGCACAAGGCTTAATCTAAATAGAATCCTGAACGGACCCATCGGCCCCGTCAGAGTATTAGACCGATAGCAAGAGCCAGCCTAGTTCCCCGACTAGTCACTGAGGCTTGCGACTACAACGAATAGAAGGGTGGTTGCTATGAGCAACAACTACTGGGATGACGAAGACGAAGACCTAGATACAGAAACAGAAGCACCAATGGACGGAAGCGACCTTTTAAAGAAGTTGCGTAAAGCCAAGCGTGCAGATGAAAAGCGTATCAAAGACCTTACCGAGCAACTTGAGACATTGTCCAAGGGGCAGCGTGAGCGTATCGTCAAAGAAACCCTAGAAAAGAAGGGTGTGAATCCAAAAGCAATACGACTAGTCCTAAAGGACTTGGATGATATTAACGAAGAGTCAGTGAATAACTGGCTCGATGATAATGCAGACTTGTTTGGAATAGAAGTACGCCAGGATGCGCCTGAAGTAAACAGCCAAAACCGTGCGACATTACGTCAGCAGGATTTGGTTACTCAAGGTGCAATAACACCTGACCGAGCCGAAGACATGTCAATGAGGATTGCTAATGCGGATTCCGCAGAAGAAATCATCAACATGATTTACGGCGCACAAAACTAATCATAGTTTCTAACTACAAAAAGGAAATAACCTAAATGGCTAACGCATACGTATCCACTGCTTCCGATAACCTCGGCGGCACAGCGGGTTCTGCTGGTTTAGTACAGAAGGCTTATGACCGACTTCTCGAGTTCGCGCTCCGTTCAGAGCCACTCATTCGTTCAGTCGCTGATAAGCGTCCTGCTAAGCAAAGCATCCCAGGTTCAACAGTTGTTCTGCAACGCTACGTTGACCTAACAGCAGCAACATCTGCTCTCACAGAAACAGTTGACCCAGATGCAGTAGCAATGTCTACACCAACATCAGTTACTATTACTCTTAACGAGTACGGTAACTCTGTTCTTGTAACACGTGCTTTGGAACTCTTCAGCCTTGCTGATGTAGACCCAGCAATTGCTAACATCATCGCATTTAACCTTGCAGATTCAATTGACGCAGTAGCAATGGCAACATTGCGTGCTGGAACAAACGTAATCTACTCAGGTTCAACTGCAACATCAACAGCAACAATTACTGCTGCTGCAACACTCTCTTCTGCTAACATCCGTAAGGCTGTTGCGAAGTTGCGTGCAGGCAAGGCAGTTGCTCGTAAGGGCTCACTCTACTGGGCTGGTCTCCACCCAGAAGTTTCACACGACCTTCGTGCTGAGACAGGTTCAGCAGGATGGCTCCTTCCAAATCAGTACGGTTCATCACAGGACCGCATCTGGGCGGGAGAAATTGGTACATACGAAGGTGCATACTTCGTAGAGTCACCACGTCTATACAACGCTACAGACGGAGCATCATCTGCTCGTAACTACCGTACTATCATTGCTGGACAGCAAGCGCTTGCAGAAGCAGTTGCTGAAGAGCCACATGTAGTCATCGGACCAGTCGTTGACAAGTTGATGCGTCACCGCCCAATGGGTTGGTACGGCGTACTCGGCTTTGCTCGCTACCGCGAAGAAGCACTATACCGAATCGAATCAGGTTCATCAATCGCTTAGTTGATTGACGGGTGGGGCTAGGGAAACCTAGCCTCATCAGTAAGTTAACTAGAAGGAGTATCATGGCAAATTGGACATTCAAACCTCCATATGTACTAGAAGGCCCATCTGGCGGACATAGGTTATTTTACTTTGCCAACTTACGCAAAGGAATTACAATCATTAAAACTGATGGCGAGTACTACCAAACTCGTTATCCAGTAGAAGAAGACCTACTCACATACGATGAAGTCTACCGAGGTGGGTACGAGCACACAGTAAATGACGCAACAAAGGCAGCACTTATTGCTGGCGGAGTTGAAGTAACAGAGGCTAATTTTACAGCACAGTAAGGGACGCAATGAATCTACATCAAATACAGGCACATCCAGAGTATGTTGAAGGATGTTTTGGTTGTAAGATAGGAACTCTTGAATTAGGAACTGGTGATGCAACTAGAGACATTTCTGATAAGAAATGGACCTCTGAGTTAAAAGCATATCGAGACGCTAAGGCACAAGGTATCCAACCAGGTGGCACGACAAGAGCACATATAGAAGCAGCACACGCTGCATCAGAAACTTTAGGCAAACCGTACAACTCAGAAACAATGCCTAAGGCACATCAAATAACTAAAAAAACCGCCGAAGTAATGAAAGAGATAGGACAAGCATAATGCCAAAAGTAGGAATGAAAGAATTTGCTTACACAGCAAAAGGTATGGCAATGGCTAAGGCCGAGGCTAAGAAGACTGGCAAGCCAATGAAGAAGGCTGCAACCAAGAAGAAGGCTGCATATAAGGCTGGCGAAAAGATGGAATCTAAGTCCATGAAAATGAAAGAAATTAAAATGGGCATGAAGAAGATGGGCAAGAAGAAGTAATGCCAAAGAAAAAGAAGAATAATTATTTTGAAAACATCGCAAAAGAAATTAACGATGTTTATCAGGCTAACCGCCGTACGCTTGAGATGAGCAATACATCAGGGCCAGGAACTGATGAGATGGCAAACACACTTGCTGGGATTGCACGCCGTCAAGGTGGTCAATTAGCAGGAGCAGTACTCATGGGTGCTCGTTATGACCGCAAGGGAAGACGGACTAAGGGATAATGCCTAAGGCTAAGTCTAAAGTAAATGCCGCTGGCAATTACACTAAACCTGGTATGAGAGCGTCTTTGTTTAAGAAGATTAAGGCTGGCTCTAAGGGTGGAGACCCTGGAGAATGGTCTGCTCGTAAAGCACAGTTACTTGCCGTTCAGTACAAAAAGGCAGGCGGAGGATACAAGTAATGGCACTTGCTAAATCACAGCAATCACTTAAGAAGTGGTCTTCACAAAAGTGGAAGACTTCTGATGGTAAGCCATCTAAAGGCAAGAAAAGATATTTACCAGAAGCAGCATGGGCTGCGTTAAGTCCTGCAGAGAAAGCAGCAACTAACAAGGCCAAGGCTAAAGGTAATGCTAAAGGCAAGCAGTTCGTAAAACAACCTAAGGCAGTAGCAAAGAAAACAAAAGGTTTCAGATGAAAGACTCAAGATTAACTCGGGCTGGCGTGTCTGGCTTTAACAAGCCAAAGAAAACACCTAGCCACCCTACTAAGTCACACGTTGTTGTGGCTAAGGTAGGTAGCCAGATTAAAACCATCCGCTTTGGACAACAAGGCGTTTCTGGTTCACCTAGCAAGGCTGGCGAGTCTCCAGCATCCGCAGCGCGTCGCAAATCCTTTAAGGCGCGTCATGCTAGTAATATCTCTAAAGGAAAAATGAGTGCCGCATATTGGGCAGACAAGGTGAAATGGTAACAACTATGGCTAAAGCAACAACAGATACACAAGGCGCTGGTGGCGTAAAGAAAATCCGCGTTAAGCAGGATATGATTGATTTTATTAAGACACAGGGAATGACTCGCGCTCTCAAGCGTGCTGGCGAAATTAAGGCTAGCGGCAAAGGCGGAGAAGCAGAGTTCCTTGAAGGTGTAAAGCGTATGTACGGTGCTCGTCGTCTAGGCGAAGCAACCAAGACAGCAACACCACCAAAGTTTAATGCACCAGCAGGTGCTAACAAGAAGCCAGCAGGTCGTATGGCTAAATCTGCTGCACCAAAGAAGAGCAGCGGAATTAGCACTGGTCTTAAGGTTGCAGGCGGAGTAGCCGCTGCAGGAGCACTCATTGCTTCACGCGGTAAGGCTGCAGGACTTGCATCTAAGTTATCTCCAACAGTTGGTAAGGCTCTAGCCGCTCGTAAGGGTTCTAGCACTGTAGCAAATGTTATGCAGAAGAAGTTAGCATCAGAAGGTGTCAAGGTTGGACCTAAGGGTTCATTCGGCAAGCCAACTTCCGCAATGGCAAAGGCTGGTAAGGGCGTAGGAACCAAGAGCGAATACGCACAGAAGGCTATGCAGGATAAGGCTCGCGCTTATCTAGCATCACGTGCAGTAACTAAGACACCTACAACTGCACGCCAACTTGCTTCAAAGCCAGCAGCAACTGCAGCAAAGCCAAAGCCTAAGACAATGCCTAAGAAGAAGACAATGGCAGCAGGGCTTGGAGTATCGCAAATCAAAGGCAATACCAAGAAGACAACAAAGAAGTAACTGACAAAGGTGGGGACAATGGCACAGGAAACAGTATCAATCGCTTGGTGCGATAATGGAATGGTTGATGGAAAGTTTATGCAAGGCGTTACTGATGTAATGCTTAAGTCAGGACTTGAGTTTACCACAACACTACGAAGCCAAGGCAACCAAATTGCAAGACAGCGTGAAAAGATAATTCGTTACTGGTACGAAAATAACACCTCGGAGTGGTTGCTCTGGGTTGACTCAGATGTTGTTATTACACCAGAAAAGTTTAAGTTACTCTGGGACAACAAGGACGCCACAGAGCGCCCTATTGTTACTGGAGTTTACTTCACAACAGATACACCAGAAGAACCGCTAATGATTCCAATGCCAACTATTTTTAACTTCGCAGAAGCAGAAGATGGTGTGGTTGGCATCAAGCGAGTTCACCCAATGCCAGAGAATAAACTTATTAAAGTTGAGGCAGCGGGTATGGGATTTGTTCTTATGCACCGAAATGTAATTGACAAGATTATTGAAGCAGTGGGCAACGAGGTTGCCATCTTCAACGAGATTGGCACTGGCAAGACATTCATGGGTGAAGACATCTATTTCTTTGCACTAGTTGGTAAAGCAGATGTACCAGTCTACTGCCACACAGGAGCAGTCGTTCCACACATGAAGCGCTTCTCCTTTGATGAGCATTACTACAAAGCATTCTTTGGTGGCAATCAGGCCCAAAAGAAATCAAATTTAATCGTACCAAAACGCTAAGGAAGGTCAACAATGGCA